CCAGCTTTATCTACAGATGGTTTCCATAGACGTTCATCAGTATTACTTCCACCTTTTTCGTTGAGTTTCTCAACTTTTTTCATCAATCTCTCTGTTAGAGAGCCTGCTTTAGATTGTTTCTTTAATGCAGCAAATGACATTTAGTATTCTCCGTATTTTTGTATTGTTGGATTGTTTGTATTATAACATGTAATGATGTATTAGTCAATCTGGTATATCTTTTTCAAGTTTATCCAGAGTGATAGAAAGAGTATCAAAAAATGCATTGATATTCTGACCATCTTTCAATCCTAGAAACTTTGCAGATTCTACGATTTGTTTTTTCATTTCAATGGCATCAGCATCCTCCTTCTCTAGTGACAGACGAAACATAAAGTTTCTTTGTTTTTCGAGAAGTTTTTTCATTTTATTAATATACAGATGCCCCTCTTCTGAGGAAGGATCTCTCATTCCTCTGACAGCGATACCTGTCATAATATCTTCTTGTAACTCCTGTATCTCGGCCATTGCGGCTCTGACTGCTGGAGCTTTAAAAAATTCACTCATTAATAGACCTAATGTTACTACTATTTATCAATTTTAGATACCCACATAGGTAGGTATATTAGGGTAAATGCACTACCCCAGAAGGCGAGAAAGACGTATAAATGACTACCTCTATGTGGTGAAAATGCAAACCCTAAGGCTACAACAATCACCCAAACGTAGTCTACTATACCATGAAAGGTTTGCCAACCATCTCCATATTTTTCTATGAGATTATCTCTTTGTTTTGCAGCCCAAGGCGAGACATGTCTCATCATGACAAATCCCTCATTGAGGAACATAATAGTGAATCCTATCCAGAAAATCATACTTTATCTCCTAAAAAAGCCCAATGAATCCAAGATGTAGCAATATACTTTGGATTGGAAATGGGAATGTTACCCTGATGTGGGAACAAATAATTTGCTGGGAAAATAAGAACCTTTCCTTTCTCTGGCTTACATGCTATGCCATAGTTTGGAAATTCTGTTTCTCCTCCTTCATCAACGGTATTGAGATACATTATAACAGCAAACAGCCTAGTAACGCAACCCCCAGCGTATTGATCGAAATGAATTCCAAATCTACCTTCATTCTGAGGATATACTCTAACAGAGTAATCATGAAAAACTAAATCGTCAACTGGGCCAGGGCAGTCATTTATATACTGACTATAAGTGTCATGAGTTATTTGAGAGATCCATTGAAAAATTGGATCTTTAGGTGTTGGAGTAACTTCTTTAGCAATCTTAGCTCCATAATCTACAAATTGATCATCGTTACTTTTACCAACAGAACCATCTATATGATCTACTGAATGAAACCAATCTAACATCTCATCAACTCTCTTGTGAGGTATGATGTTATATGTTCTTATCAAGTCCGTTGTTTTAGTTGGAAATTGACAATGAGATGTCATAGAGGCAACTTAGATCTAGAAGTTCTTTTAAGGTAATTTAGTTCGGTTGCTTCTGCTTTTAATTTTTCTTTAAGTGGTTTAGAAATTAACTTACCTACAGATTCAAATTCTATGTTTTTTTCTTCACAATAACTTACCAAAGCCTCAATATAATTAAGGTCGGTAGTAAGTACAAGTTGCTCGATGTCACTTGTAAATTTGTTCTGACAGAGAAATTTCTCTTTTAGTAGTTCATTAACTTCTTTCTCCATACTCTCCGAGTTTGTGGGTGACGAATTCTTTAATATACTTGGTAAGAAGTTTAATATAGTCACGTTTGTTGGTTTTTTCATAAACTTTAACATCTCCATTTTCACATACCATTAAGGTGACAATCTTCTCTACCACAGTGCCTGTCATTTCATAGTACATACAAGCATAAGCAGTCTCTTGAACGAAGTAGTTTGTACACCACTTCTCTGGTTTAATCTTTTTAGATGTCTTGAAGTCTATTATGGCTAATTCGCCATTATATTCTGCAATGCAATCAACTCTTCCTGCTATCCCAAAATACTCACTATATAGTGGTTTTTCTAAAGCATGAATATTATTTATGTTATCAAGGTATTTTTTTCCATATAGGAACAATGCCTTGGTAGTTGGGAGAACATCTAAAGTATTAATATCCTTATTCAAAAGATACTGTTCTACAAGATCATGAAACTTAGTTCCTCTTGTTGTAGCAACTTTTGTAATCTTATTGGCTTCCTCTTCACCAACTTTCTTACGCCAATTAATAAAAGTCTGACGATTATAGAAACTTGTTATAGAGGTAATAGAAGGAGCCTTCTGTCCACTTGGAAGAGTGTAATATCTGACCCCATCTATGGTATTGGCTTCTAACTCAAAATCACCAAGTTTATTCAAGTGGGTAAACATTATAAAGACAAAGCGAGTTTAGTAACCAAATAGTTTCTTACTAATCCTGATCGAACAATATCATCTATACCGAATTCAACAACACCAAAATCATCTTCCATGATCTCAATGATACGTTTAAAGTCTAAGATGCCATTCTTCTCGTTGGACTTTGTAAGATCCGTTTGAGTAGAGTCACCACAAAACATTATTTTACAGTTATCTCCTACTCTTGTTATTATACTATCTAATTCATGAAAATTCAAGTTCTGCATCTCATCTACTAACACAATGCAATTATCAAGTGTTGTTCCCCTGATAAATGATGTACTCCAGAATGAAATAGTCTCTTGAGCTTTTAAATTACCGTATAACATTTCAAAGTCATTGTCTGAAGGCATTTCAAACATATACTTTACCATATTCTTATAAGGAATCTGATATAGTGATGACTTATCTTCATGGTCTCCTGGCAAGAAACCAATCTCTCTCGTAGATACTAATGACCTAACAATATACACCTTATCATACGGTGTCATTTCGTCAAGAACATCTTTGAGTGCTAAGAACAAACTTATAAAAGTCTTACCAGTTCCAGCAGCACCATACGCAAATATGTTCTTACCTTTTGCATAATGATCAAATAGTACCTTTTGATTATCTGTGATAGGTTCGATATCAACTAACATGCCATTGTTAATTGGTCTCTTCCTACGCATTTGTTTAGCAGTCATTCCAGCACCTACTGACTCACGATGCTGACTATTAGTATTCCTTCTTTTTTTAGTTGACATTAATACCTCTATTGGCTAAACGACCCTTTACTCCACCAGCTTTTTCAGATTTCTTTAAAATCTCACCCCAGCCTGGATGTTTGTTGGTGAGCTTATCTTTCCACTCTCCAACTTCTCCCACGCCTGGAACTGTGGATGGATCTGAGTAATCCCTTGTCCAATCGGGATTGTCCTCTTTCCACTTGTCCCACTCCATGATACTCATTACAACCTCTTTCTGTTCACCAGTTTTTGTGTTGACTACAGGGTATGTTGCCATTAAGTTTCTTCTCCGTGAAGTTCTTTTTTGATTTGTTTTTGAATCTCAACCACACCATTTCTCCATTCTAATGCTTCAGAAACGATTGGGAACTGTTCTATGAATACAGTTTTACATGCCTGTGCAATGTCCATGTGTTCCTTCTGAGTTCCATGAGCGGATCTCAGTTCAATATAATGAATCCATGATCTACAAGAACCTGTCATATAGATTCTTGTTGGTGTGCAAAGTGGTAAGACCATTCTGGCACATTCTTTTGCAACTCCTTCCTCTAACATCTGTTGATATAAGGCGGTTGCAGAGTCAAACAGGGTTTTCATTTGTAATTCTAACTTCTGTTTGACAAACTCTTCAAGATCGTCTGTAGAGTTTTGACGATTCTTTAAATCTTGTTTCCTGAGACTAGGAATAGGAATAATGCCTAGTTGTGTACTATCAGCATACCGTTGAGAGAACTCTTGAAACGTAAATGACCTGTGACGGAGTATCTGTGCTGCAATGGCACGAGTTGTCTCTATCTCAAGAGTCATACTAGATTGTTCAAATACTGACCAGTGTTGATGTTTGATACAATACTTCAGAAGTCCAGCAAACTTTTCATTGTCCTGATTGGCAGGGTTGGAAACTCTGGCAATATGTGCCATTGTTTTCTCTGCGTCAGGTGTAACTGTTACTAACTTTACATCCATTACATTTCTTCTTGATCGGCGTAGGTGACACGGTGTTCACCGCCATTAACATAAGCAGTAGGATCAGAATAAACTTCTGCTTCCAACTCCTCAATAACAGTTTTCAAATTCTTAATGATAAGTTTCAAGTGGTTCTTGTCCATGTCAAATAAAATAATTAAAATTAATTACTACCCTTCTGGCAGTATCAGTGGTTGTTACAGCTCTGTGTTTTTCATTTGAATCGAAAATCACAATTCTGTTTTCAATACTTTCAACTTTCATACCATTGCTTTCAAACTCAGTATAACCGTTGTTCGTATTTACATAATATATGGCAGTGATGCAATTGTCAACATCACTATGAAAGGCACTTTCCACATGGGTCGGTGTTTTCATATTTAGATTAGCCTTACTTCTAACTATAGATACAGGATCTATCTTTTGCCATATTGGACTCAAATTACTGAAGAAAGGACTCGCTGGTGCATAGTTATTATATAAAACATGAACAAATTGATAGTCACCATCACCAGGCAGAACTACACCATTACAACAGTTCCAACTGATTTTGTAACCCAAGAATAAATCTTGAAGTTCCTTGAACTCATCAGGCCCAAGAAAATTATCAATTAATTCATAATTCATTTTCTGCTTGTTCTGCCTCTTTCAACAACTGTGTGACAAACTGTTCGGTGCCATCCATCATCTTAATTTGAAACAGATTAGATTTCATATATTTCTTTGTCTTTTTATACTTTTTGAGAAGTTTCTTATACTCCTCTCTATTCATGTGAACTTTACCTTCCTCAGCCATTATTCACCTCTAGTTCCCATTCCATTATGGATAACAAGGTATCAATTGGAATCCAAGTTGGATCTTCTTCTTTGAACTGAACCTCAACCTCGGTTATATTCTCGCCTCGAAATCTATTGTAAGTTGTTCGAGTGTTCTTGACAACGCTTATGGGATTAATCATTTTCTTTTCCTCTGAGCAGGTTTTGATGGTGGTTTCTTTTCTGGTTCTGGATTCCATTGTTTTGGATTAACTTGACCAGCAGTTTGTTTGAAACTCTTTAATCCCTGTTTGTACTTATCGTAGTAATGATCGAACATATCTACCTGTTTTTGGCATAATGTTATATCATAGAAGACTTTATCTTCTCCATTTTCCTTATCAACATACTCAACAAGATATGCCGTGTAAGGCAATTTCTTATCCTGTGCTAATTTTGGATCACATTTTTCATGAAGTACTTTAAGCATTAAGATCTATTCCCCCAAGTAATTTCTGGATATGCTTCTGCCACTAATTCCTTAGTGATTTTGTATTTTGTATTGAGTGCTTTATCTTTCACAAGAACAAGAATCTCAGCCTCTGGTGGAGGTAAAGTTTCAAGTATATTGATAAAGAAACTTTCTCTTTTGATCTTATTCATTGCATCATCACCACCTTTTACAAAACGGTAAAAGTTTTTGGCTTGATTGCGAATAGTAGACCTTTGTGGAAGTCCTTTGTCCACACTTGCCTGTACATCACTCTCTACAGGTTGATATGGTACATTACCCTCTGGCAACATAGAAACCACAGACTCATCAAAATTCCATATCATAGTCATTTTGAAAGAATCATCTCCGTGAGTACGAAGTATGTCTAACTTTCTTGCTTTTACTCTTTCAGAATCGACAGCTTCTAAAAGTTCATGAACCATAGGATTTGCAGGCAGTTCTTTCTTTTTAACTGTTACTGTCCTTGGTTTTGTTGAAGTTTTACGAGTAGAAGTCTTTTTCCTACTTGTGGATCTAGTCTTCGTCGTCGTCTTCTTCGCTGTTGTCATTTTCAAACCTCACGGCTACTATTTCATCGGGAATGAGATTCCCATTTTCATCATACATTTCGGGATGACTAAATGCCATACCTTGATTCTGTAAATTGATGTAATTATTTTGTTGGGCTAACCA